CCGGCGACCTCCGAGAGATGGCGGCTAGCTAAAATCCGAGTGCATTCGAGTCGAGGACGCCGAGGATGGCGTTGTCCAACGTGAAGAACGAGTACTTGGCGGCCGACTGCAGGGTCCATGTCGTCTTCCACCGCTTGTCTTTCAGGGTGTGTTTGATGCCGCGGATGAAGCAGTCGCGGGAGATCACCGCGCCGCCGCCCGGCGGTCGACGCTTGACAGTGATCCGGTCGCCGAGCTCGCGGCCGAGCACCTGGGGGAACAGGTTCGTCTCGTCGGCGTGGGGGTTGATGACGAGTTCGGTGAAGCGCAGCTCGGCGTCTTTGTTCTGGAACAGGACGTAGCCGGCGTAGTTGGCCGCTTCGGCGTCGGTCTGCATGATCAAGTCGGACCGTTCCCACGAATGGTTGAGGTACTGCGCCTGCGATGCGGCGTCCGAAGCGATCTGTTGGGTGCCGCCGACCCGGGAGATCCGCACGACGTTGCGGACCTGGGTGTCGTCGTAGGCGACCTTCACCGATTCGTAGATCAGTTCACCGGGACCGTCACCGAACGTGGCCTGCGAGGTGCTCGACCGGGCGTCGAGCTGGGACGCCTGCCGGCGGCGGAACACGACCCGGCCGGATCCGTCGACGTACACCTCGCCGGCTTCGGTGTCAGCCGTCAGGAGTGTCTCGGTCCAGGTGTTGGCTGCGAGGGTGGTGGCCTGGACGGTGGTGTTGCCGGCGTCGAGGGCCCGGTCGGTGGCCGGCCAGCCGGCGTTGTCCAGGAGGCGGCCGATGCGGGCGCCGGTGTCGTCACCCGCCCCGACGGCGCCTACGGCGACCCCGTTGTAGTTGGCGAGGACCTTGACGCCGTCGGTGCAGTGGACTGTGGCATCGGACCAGGGGTCGTCCCAGTTGATCTGCCAGTCGTCGACGAACCCGCGGAACAGCGCGTAGGTCACCCCGGCCCAGGTGGCGCGGGACCGGACGCCCCGCATCGGGGTGACCTGGGTGACACCGGCCGCCACGTACGGCCCGGCGAGGTTCGTCGGGTCGAGGCTGCGATCCGAGTTGTCGAGGACATAGGTGGCCCGCGACGCCTCGTAGCGGACGGTCGGCCCGTCGAAACGTTGCGACCCCCGGGAGATGTCCAAAGAGAGGGCGGGGTGGGAGAGGTCAACCCACAGATTGTCGGGGGCGAGGGTGCCCGTCCCGAGCTTCCCCCGGCTGGTGTCGTCGAGGTACAGGTAGCCAGTCGTACCCGCACCGATCGAGAAGGCGAACTCGACCGTGACCGCCGGAATGGTCACGCGCCCCGCCACCCTTTCCCGTTGCGGGCCTCGTACTCCTTGATCGCGCCGACGAGAACGGCGCCGGCGGTGGCGAGATCCGTGGCCGGGGGGACCGCCACATCCCAGTAGTGGTTCGTGATGTAGGTGTCGCCGCCGCCGGTTCCACCTGCCACGGCTGAGGCGGGGACGACAACTTCGGCGGCGTGAAGCCAAGCGAGCCCTTCCCTGGTGATGAGCCCGCCGGTGGAGAGACCGGGGATGCTCATCGGGGGCACGCCGATGTCGAACCCGCCGATCTTCCCGAGCGGGCCCAGGTCCAGGCTGGGGAGTTTGAAGTGCAGCGCGTTCCAACCGTTCTGGATCCACCGCAGGACCGCCTTGAAGGCGTCGAGGATCCCGTCCCACATCCCGGCCGCGACGGCGGCGATCTTCCCCGGGACTCCCTTGACGAAGCTGACGATGTCATCCCAGTGCTGAATGATCTCGACGACGGCGAGGCCGATCGGGCCGGTGAGGATCCCGAGGAGCAGCGGCCAGTGGCCCTTGATCCAGTTCCACACGCCTTCGATGATCCCCTTGATGAACCCCCACACCTGGTCCCAGTGGGTGTACAGCTCGTACGCCGCGATGCCTATGGCGCCGATCGTGAGGCTCAGCGGGAGGAACGGGGCGATCATCGCCGCCGCCGACGCGATCGACGACGCGACCATGACGGCCATGTCGGCGACCCACCCGGCCGCCGCCGCCGCCGAGCTGGCCACCGTCGTCGCCGCCCACTCCACCGCGCCGGCCGCGCCCTTGGCCAGGTTCGGGATCAAGTTCGACGTGAGGATCGGGCCGAGCCCGGCCATGATCGGCCCGGCCACCGCGAGCGCCGGCCCGACCTTCTGCCCCGCCGCCTCCGCGACGTTCTCCAGGTGCGCCTTAAGGGAGGCGAGGTGGCCACCGAACGTGTCGGCCTGGGCGGCCGCCTCCCCCATCACCTTCTTGTGGAGGTTCTCCAAGTTCACGGCGACGTTGTCGGTCGACCCGGCCGCCGCGGTCTGCGCCGACGCCAACGCCGTGGTCGTGTCGGTGACCTTCTTCGTGGCGGCGTCGACGGCTTCGTGGGCGTGACGCAACGCCTGCGTTTCCGCCACCGTCAGCGTCGTCTTGCCTTTCAGCCGTTCCATCAGATCGGTGAGCTTCTCCTGCGCGCTGCTCTGCCCCTCGACCGCCGCCTCATGCGCTTTCGTCGCCGCGGAGAGGAGCTTCACCGAGTCAGCGCTCTTGGCTGAGACGACCCCGAACTCGGTGAGGGCCTTGGCGCCCTTGCCGACGTCGATCTTCCCGACCAGGTTCGCGGCGTCGGACAGCGAGATGTGTTTGCGGGCGGCGATGTCGGCGACGAGACCCATCTGGTCGAGGGCCTTGGTGGGGTCGCCGGTGGCGTCGGTGAGGCGGGCCAACGCCGTTTCGGTGTCGGCCGATGAGTGGCCGAAGTTGGCCATCGAACCGACAACCTTGTGGATTTTCGGGTCGAGGTCTTCCATCGACCCGCCGGCGTTCTTGATCGCCGTGTCCAGCTTCACCGTCGCCTCGGTGCCCTTCATCCCCTCGGCGGCGAGCAGCCCACCGAACGCTGTGGCCGCCGTCCCAGCCGCCGCAAACCCCGCCTTGAGCCCCGCGGCGAGTTTCTGGCCGTGGGTCGCCCCGGCGGTACCGAGCTTCTCGATCTCGGTGGACGCGGCTCCGATCTTCGAGTGGAGCTCCGACGCGTTCGCTTTGAGCTCGACCAGGATCGGCGGGAGCATCCCCATCTACAGCACCACCTTCATTTCGGGGTCGTCGCCTTCGTCCACGCCCGCACGAAGATCTGCTCCATCTCGGCCTGGGCGACGTCCCATCCTGGGCGCATGTACGGCGAACGGGCCTCGATCTTCCTGGCGTACAGGTGGACGCGGGGGCCGCGGGGGGTGATCCCGAGCCGGTAGAAGTCGCCTTCCCGCTTGAGCCGCTTCGACGACGAGATCGAGTCCTTCAACAGGCCGGGGACCACAGCGGTCCCTTCGACGAGGTTCTTCGCGGACACTTTCCGGCCGACCCGCTCATGGGACGCGACCTTCCCGGCCTTCCGTCCCGCCTTGACGTCCTTGAGGCTCATCGTGGTCCGGCCCCCCTGGTACACCGGGGCGCGGCGGCGGGCTTCCTGCTTCACTTTCCGGCCGACAGCGCGGAGGCCGTACATGGTGGCCCGGTCGGCGCGCCGGTCGATGTCCGCCATCGCCTGCCTGGTCGGACCGGTGAGGATCTTGACCCAGTCGTCAGCCACGACGTTCCCGTTCCGCTTCCCCATAGGCGTCGTCGATGGCGAGAAGCCAGTCGAGGGTGACCGCCGGCTGCTCGTCGATCTCGGCCGGGGTCCACCCGAACGTCTTCGCCAAACGGTACGCCCGATGCTCGGCGGGGAGGCCGGTCGTGGGACGGCCCCTGAGAGCTGCCTCCACCTGTCTCAGGGCCCGGTAGGGGACGCCGGGTCCGGGTTCGGGGAGAAGTCGGGGAGCAGCTCCCGGATGCCTCTGGCGGTCTCCTGGCGCAGCACGTCGTAGGCGTCGCCGGGCAGGTCCCCGACGGTCTCCGGTGAAATCGGCAGGTCGAACGACCATTCGGCCACCATCGCCACGATGACGAGGTCGTTGAGGTCCTCGAACCGTTCGAGGACCTCGGCGTCGAGGACCACTTCCTCGTCGACCGGGGCGGCCTTCATCGCCTTGATCTGCGGGTTGAGCCGCGTCGTCAGGGTGAGGACGGGGCGGCGGAGCCGTTCCGGGACTTTCGCCGGGTCGCGCAGCAGGGCCCACCCGCCGTCGGGTAGCAGCAGCTTCTCGCTCACGCAGACCGCCTTTCCTTGTATGCCTTCACGTGCAGACGGTTGCAGGTCAGGCAGTAGCGCCTGCCGCTCGCCCGGATACCATCGAGAGGGTGGCCGTGCGGGCAGTGCGTCTTGCGCTGGGCGCCGCTCCGACCCTTGCTGACCATGTCCTGCGAGTTGTCGGCCGGCGTCCCGAGGAACAGGTGATCGGGCCGCACACAAGGCGGGTTGTCGCAGTGGTGACAGACGAGCATCCCTTCGGGGATCGGTCCATACTGGAGTTCCCAGGACATGCGGTGAGCCGGTGTCATGGTGCCGTCTCGATGGAACTGGCCGTATCCGATGCCATAGGTGCCGCCCTGCCATTCCCAACATGCGTCGCCGATGAGCACCTTGCTCCAGAAGTGCCACGGCATCGGAGCGACCGTCGGACCACGCTTGCCCATCAGAGATACGTCCCGGTTCCCTTCGTCGATTTCGTCGTGACCTTGATGGGTGACGATCCGGTGCCGGCGGTGGTGGCGTCGGTCGTGTTGGCCAGCCCGGCGAACCCGACGTCGACCTGGACGTAGTCCTGACCCCGGTTCACCTTCGCTGTCTTGTACGCCGCCTTCGTACAGTGGAACTGCACCGAGGTGAGCCCGGCGCCGGCGCCGGTCGAGAAGAGAATGTCGAGGCTCGGCTGAGTGTTGTTCAGCATGCGGAGCAGCTCGGTCTCGTCTTCCATCACGAACGTGAGTTTCCCGTCGACCGACACGGCGCCGGCGAACACCTTGTAGGGATGCTGGGTCGTGTCGAGCGACTGGATCGCGGACACGTTCCGTTTGATCGTGAGGTCCCCGTCGACGAACGTGGAGATGGCGGTGCCGCCGATGGTGACGAGACCGGTCCACCCCGCGACCGGGTTCAGCGTCGAGAACGATGCGGTGGGGTTGGCCACGATCCCCGACGCGATC